TGCCGGGAGCATCTTACTCCGGCAGGTTTTTGCAATGTTGGACTAACCTCATTAGTGAACTCCCCAAACACAAAATTTCTTACGGACTCTCCCAAGATTATCTCTGCAATATCTACCACGCACGAACAAAAGTGCTTGGTGTATCCATAGAGAGAGGTGTAGACCAGAAACCATTTGACGGCAAAGTGGACTACGATTACATCATGTGGATTGACTCTGATATGGTGTTCAAACCAGAAGATTTTTTCAAACTCATAGATCACGACAAAGACATCGTATCTGGTATGTACAAAATGTCAGATAATGTAAATTATGCAACCGTTGAAACGATGGATGAAGAGTTTTTTGAAGAATGGATGCACTACCAATTCATGCAAGATAAAGACATTGAAGCAAAAAAAGGAAAACTTTTTAAGACCGATTACACAGGTATGGGTTGGATGCTGGTTCGCAAAGGAGTCATCGAAAAGATGAAATACCCCTATTTTTACCCCCGAAAACAGGCGTGGAAACAGTATGGTTGGGAAGAGTTTGTGTGGGATGATGTAGAATTTTGTCTCCGAGCTCGTGAAAACGGACACGATATCTGGATTGACCCCAAAATCCGAATCGGCCACGAAAAAGTCAAGATTCTGTAATACCCTCAAAAACTTACATAGAATAAATATATGTATGAAATCTATAAATATTCATAACCCTCTATGGAAGTTCAATGGCACTTACAATCAAGAAAAAAGTTCAAAATTATACTGTTGACCAGGGCACCACCTTCGAGAAGACAATAGGTGCAGAAAGTTCGTCTTCTGTCGCTGTAACAATATCTTCTGGCACGGTTGCGGGCGCAATGGTCAAGAATTTCTCTTATTCACCTATCCTCAAATTAGAAGATTCTATTGGTGGAGAGTTATTGCTTAACAGTACAGATGGGAGCGGAGGTGATATAGGGGATAATATAACAATCGAACCCCAATCATTTACAACTTCTCTTACTGGTGCAAACTGTACCTTTTCGTTGACTGCAACTCAAACAGCAGAACTTGTAGAGGGAAAATATTATTATAGTCTTACGTATACACAAAGTGACGGAACAACCAAAGAACGACTTGCAGAGGGGCTTATTACAGTTGAAGCTTCTGCTGAAGTTACCAACGGATAAATGAAACTATGTCATCAACACAACCAGCATCAACTACAGAATTGAAAGAATATTGTCTGAGAAAACTCGGCAAACCAGTAATTGATATCAATCTTGCAGATGAACAGATGAATGATATGATTGATGAATCAATCCAAATGTTTCAAGAATATCATTTTGATGGAACGGAAATACATTATTTACCAGAACAAGTGACTGCAAGTACATTGACCTTTGCAAGTGCATCTACTGGAACATTTACTGCCGATGAAACAATCACGGGCGGAACATCAAATGCAACTGCAAGAACACATGAAGTAACAAGTACTACCGTTCTGAAATTCAAAGAACACAAAGATGGAAATGGACTCCGTGCCGCAAATACTTCTGGTGCTACATTTGTTGCAGGAGAAACAGTAACAGGTTCAAGTTCTGATGCAACTGGAACAGTCCATGCAACACAAGCAACAGCCGTTGTATTTGGAAATGCAGATACACGTTATTTAACAATTGATGATACAATTATTGGAATAAGAGATGTTTTACCAATCAGTCGAGCACTTTCTTCAAACGATATGTTTTCGGTTGAATATCAGTTTAATCTAAATGAACTTCCAAGTGTTCTTCAAGGTGCTGGTGGATTAGCCTATTTTGCATCTACTAAACAAAATCTTTCTCTTTTGAATCAAATGTTTTCAAGTGGAACATCACGACAAATGAGATTTAATCGCATGACAGATAAACTTCATCTGGATATGGATTGGGATAATGCAGTTGATATTGGTGATTGGATAATTGTTCAGTGTTTCAAAAAGATTGATGGTGCAACTTATACAGAAATATACAACGACATCTTCCTGAAAAAATATACGATTGCGTTATTTAAAAAACAATGGGGTCAGAATTTAATCAAGTTTGAAGGAATGCAGTTGCCGGGTGGTGCAACCTTAAACGGAAGACAAATTTATGATGATGGAAACACAGAACTAGAACGACTTGACGAGGAATTGCAACTGAAATATCAGGCGCCTGACAACTTTTATGTAGGATAATCGAATGGCTACAAATTCATATTTCCGCAACTTTGATGCGAAAAATGACCAAGAACTTTTACATTCGATTGTCACCGAATCAATTAAAGTAACTGGTTACGATGTAAATTACATTCCTAGAACCCTTGTCAATGAAGATACGATTCTTGGCGAGGATTCTATTTCCGAATATAAAGATGCATATTCGGTGGAGATGTTCATTAAGTCCGTTGATGGATTTGAAGGTGAGGGGGATCTTGTTTCTAAATTTGGTCTGGAAGTACGTGACCAAATCATATTTTCACTTGCAAGACGAGCATGGGAAGGTTTGGATATAGGAACTCGACCAAAAGAAGGTGATCTCATCTATTTTGGGTTGACCAGCAAACTCTTCCAAATCATGTTTGTTGAACACGAATTGCCCTTTTATCAAGCGGGCGCACTTCCAACATTTGATCTAACTTGTGAACTCTTTACTTATTCTGATGAAGCACTTGATACTGGAATTGAAACAATCGATCAAATTGAACAAAAACAATCTTTTGTTCGTACATTTGAACTATCAAGTATTTCAGGAACGTTCACTGTGGGAGAAACAGTTACAGGTGGAACTTCTGCCATTACTGGTGAAGTTGCACGATGGGATTCTGCAACAAGTTACTTGTATCTCATCAATATGACTGGCACATTTACGTTGACAGAAATCATCACTGGTGCAACAAGTCTGGCTACTGGAACCTATGCAACTAAGATTACAACCGATGAAACTACAGAAACCTTATCAACAATTGATGCTGGTACATCCGATAAAGTAAGTAGTTCTAAACAGTTTGAGATTGATGCAGATTCCGTCTTTGACTTTTCTGAGTCGAATCCATTTGGAGAAAATCCGTAATGTTTGGAACATATTTTTATCACCAGACCTCAAGAAAGATGGTGGTTGCGTTTGGTTCGTTATTTAACAACATAGAAGTTCGTAGAACTGATAGTAGTGATGCAGTAACCGAAGTTATCAAAATTCCTCTTTCTTATGGGCCAAAAGACAAAATGTTGGTTAGGATCAGTCAAGATCCAAGCCTAAACCCAAAAGTAGCACTTACTGTTCCACGAATGGGATTTGAGTTGACTTCAATGACTTATGATGGTGCGAGAAAACTCAATACGATGGGCCGGAATGTTAAAAAGGGAACAACTGGACTCAAGAAACAATACAATCCAGTACCGTATAATTGGGATTTCTCCCTTTATGTGTTTGTAAAGAATGCAGAAGATGGAACACAAATCCTAGAACAAATCCTTCCATTTTTTACACCAGATTTCACAGTAACAATGACTTTGATTTCTGGTATGACTGTTAAAATGGATATTCCTTTGGTATTGAACTCTGTTACAAGTGAAGATACTTATGAGGGGGATTTTGCAACCAGACGTTCTATTATTTGGACATTATCCTTTATAATGAAAGGGTTTTTATATCCATCTGTTACAGATAATGCAAAAGTTATTACTTCTTCGGTTGTGGACACACATATTATGTCTGCTGCTACTGCTACAGATCCAATTTATGTCATTGCAGAAGATAGTACTCCTTACGCAAGAAATTATATGATCTTAAATAAACATGCAATAGATGATGCAACACGAATACGAATATTGTCGGAAGCCTCAGAAGATGCATCTTCTGCTGGACAAACAGTTAGTAGAGCAACTGTTGAACCAACATCTACTGGTGCTCTAACAGATGATGATTTTGGATTTAGTGAAACTTTTGAAGATTTCACCCAAGGTGTAACACACGATCCAGTAGCTGGAACTGATAGTTAATGAAAGATATTGAAAAAGTAGTCGAGAACAGGATTGAAAAACATCTTGATCTCGTTGAACATAATAAAACGTATTATACAGAAGCTGAGGTTTTAAATCCTCCAAAGGTTCTTCCTGCTATTATAAGTGGGGAAGAAAAAGATATAGATTTTCGATATGCTCGTGAAAATATGTACCACATCATTGAACGTGGTAGAGATGCAATGGATGAACTTTTGGAGATTGCGAAAGCAGAAGAATCACCAAGAGCGTTTGAAGTGTTTGGTCAATTACTAAAAAACATGACCGATACACAAGAAAAATTAATGGAACTTCATCGCAAGAAACAAATCATAGAAAACGATGGAGAACGACAGGAGGTCACTAAAGCACAAAACGTGACTAATGCATTATTCGTTGGTAGTACTGCCGACTTATTAAAATTGGTCAAAAGAGAGACAAAACAAAATGCTTGATTTATTTAACACTTCCGAAATGATGATGCTTGGATTAGTATTATTTTCTTCATTTTGGATATTTTTATTCAATTACAGACAAGATAATAAGGATAAGTACAGCGGTCATGGATGGTTGATTTTACTTGATTTGATTATCAATATGGGAATGTCAGCAACTGGATATTTGTTGATTTCCATTGTATTTACAAATGTTCCACAACTAAAGGAATATGAAAGTTACCGTTATCCTATCGGTTATCTTTTTGGATTAACATCCAACGTGAGCATACCTATTGTTCTCAAGTGGTTTCAACAACAAATCACTAAGAAATTAAACGAAGCTGGAAAGAAGTGAGGTAAATTATGGCAGAACAACACAAAGCACCAAAGAAAGTTGCAGATAAAAATGTTGATGTGATGGAACTGGAACCAGTAAAAGAGATTGAAATAGAAACCAAAGATTTAGTCGCATCAAGTAAAATATGGATATACACTATAATTGGATTGTTGGCATATATGATTTTCGTACTTGTTCCTTCAATAGATGAAAAAGTCACATGGATGGAAAAGGATTTAAGTTCAGTATTAGTACAATCAGAACGATTCAAGAAATCAACCAGAGTATTCGCAAAAGACAACCAATGTGCGACTTGTCACCTAAGTCCAGATTATCTTCTTCATAATTTATTATCAAAATATCCTAGTTTTTCTGACATTAAGGCCTTTATGGCAGTCGGACACCAGAGATATTTTACAATGACTACCCCGATTGCAGATGAAGAACTTCTGACAATATATCGGGCATTGCAATGATAATGGTAGGGAAAGTAATTGTATCTTTAATTTGGGCCTTTTGGATGATGGCAATGTCTTCTGCTGAAGGACAAGTCATAGAAGATAACACTACATCAGAATACATTCCAACGTATAGTTCAACATTTGATCAGGTGAAGAAAAGAGGATATGTCATTTGTGGTACTAATGATGAATTTCCAGGCTTCTCACAAGAAATATGGAGTGCTGAAGATGGTAGTAAGTGGGAAGGTTTTGATGTAGATATATGTCGTGCAGTCGCAGCCGCAGTATTCGGTGATGCAGATGCAATCGAATTTACTATAGTCAATGGAAAGACACGATTTGAATTTTTGATAGATGGTTCAATAGATGTTCTTTCTGCAACAACCACGTTTACTTACACAAGAAATGTTGCAAAGAAACTGGAATTCATGCCCACAACCTATTATGATGGTCAAGGATTCATTGTAAGAAAAACTCTTGGAGTATCATCTGCAAAACAGATGGAAGGTGCAAGGATATGTTTTAGTGGAAGTGGAACGGCTGCAAAGAACATTGCAGACTTTATGGAATTACATGGAATACACTATATCCCTGTCGCAGTACCACCCAATGAAAAAACAAAGAACGTATATAAAAGGGGTGACTGTGATATGTATGGTACTGATAGGTCTGGTCTTGCATCAAACCGATTGAGTTTTGAAGACCCTGACCGTCACATGATTCTTCCAGAAATTATCTCAAAAGAACCATAAGGGCCAGTTGTCAAGTATGGAGATCAGAAATGGTCAGATATAGTTCGATGGACAATTTATGTACTGGTC